TTTCTGTGTGATTGATGACACCGGGGCATTAAACCTCAAATGGTATCAACAGACAGACGTAGCGAATTTCAGCCGGAATTTCAATACATCAATAGGTACAGATGAAATAACAATCACGGGTGTAAAGTTTGTTATTGACAATACAGAACATAGAATCGGCACAGACGGATATGTTCTAGAGTTGCAAAATCCGCTTGTCAATGAGGGAAATGTAAACACTGTTCTTAACCTCATATGGGATGTGTTAGAGGGCTTTACTTTAAGGACATTCAATGCGACAACCATATCTGATTTATCAGTTGAAGTAGGGGATAGATGCAAGGTCACAGACTATAAAGGCAATGAGTATTATTCGTGGGTAACATTCAATTCATTCGGATTGTCAAATCATATGGTACAGTGCAATGCGATACCCCCTCAAAGAACACTTGTTAAAAGGTATTCAAAGACAGTTCAGGCGGCGGTTGAAGAAGCTCGGAGAGAGGCAAGTCAGGTTATATCGAATTACGATCTAGCCGTACAGATGATGAACAATCTAGCCGTAAATGCAATGGGCGGTTATGAGGAATACGAAGATTTAACCACAGGTGGCAGAGTATGGTATTTGTCGAATAGACCGATAACGAAAAATCCCACAACGGGAGTATGCACGTTTGAAAGTGGCTCTACTGTTTACAAGAAGTCAGGAGATGGATTCTTTGTTTCCCGTGACGGCGGTACAACGTGGGTTAATGGCTACAATATGACAACGGGCGAGTTGGTAGTCAATGTATTAGATGCAATCGGTATTAACTTTGATTGGGCGCGAGGTGGAACATTAACACTCGGTGGCTATGGTAACGGAAATGGTGTGCTTTCGATACAAGATGCAACAAATGTAGAGAAGGTACACGGTGACAATACGGGTCTGAAGGTCGGTAGTACGGTCGGAAGTAGGATTCATATTAATACTAGCGGAGAGATGGAATACGACTACAACAACACGTATTCGGGCAAAATCCGCATGGTGGCAAAGAACTACGGAACGGAGCAAACCCCCGATATCCGTGATACGTTCTCTATTGAAGACTTCAACAACGTAAACATAAATGCAGATGATTACGCATATATGTATACAGGACACGTTGTAAGCAGTGGTTCTCATTACGGAGAAGTCAGTTTTACAGCAACGGATGGTGAAACTAATCAATCAGATTTAACAATTCGACCTGATGGTTTTTACATTTATGGTGACATACATCCATCGGGAAATACGAGTGGTTTGTATGCTGATTTGATATATGCGGGTTCTGACGGATATCTGTACGATGTTGGGTTTATAAATGGTATCGCATGGAGAAGTGAGAGGTCAACGGATGCCTTTAATACTTTTGGTTCAAGATGGCACAGATGGAGTAGCGGAACGCCTGATGTTTACATTGCTTCAATTGTCTTGGGAGTAGGAGTAACGCAAGCGGTATTCCCCGAAACAGATTCCAACTTGTCCTATGAGCCGTTTATACAATGCGCTGATGGAGTAGAGCCACCATTGCTTGAAGGTATCTCATTCAGTAGCGGTAGTTGCACAGTAAGGTTCACAGCGGTTACTGCTGCACAAGCAGGAAGTGGCGGTAGTTCGTGCGTTATTAAGTTGAGGGAGTTTTTCTGATATATGGCTTTTTCAAGAATGATATGGAAAACGAAATATGCTGACTTGGTTACGGGAGTCCACGTTAAGATACGTAATTCAAGAGCAACTATGAACACGGGAGTTCATGTAAAAATTAGAAATTCACAAGTAACCCTAAACACGGGAGTACACGTAAGCATCAGGAACGCATAAAGGAGTAAATATGGCACAAGTTGATTTTTCTAATGCAAGAATAGAACCGTTGCATGCTATAACATGGTCTTGGGATTATCAATTAGGTTTGGCAAGCACAGGTGCTTTATTTTCAAGTGACGGCACTCAAATAGTTAGCAATCAACAGATGAACTACTCATATTACAATCCACCAACAAAAGCCGTCATTCTTTATGCGGGAAATTTTACGGCAAGTGGAACTGAATTTTATATTAAAAATCAGGTCTATGGTTGGAAAGTATCAAACGTAAGTTTTAGCGCAGGTGATTCATACAGTTTTGAAATCGAAATAACAAACAGTGGTAGTTAAAGGAGCAGGACATGGCACAAATTGATTTCTCAAATGCAAGGATTGAACCATACGGAACAAATACGCCCTCTGCAAATCAATACGCAAGTCTACAAATCAGTAGTTTTTATGATGCTAGTGGAGTGCAAAAAATTAACGAGAATGATTCACAAACTCAAGTGACAACCACAAAAAATAGAGTTGTCTTTAGATATCGGGGTAGAATACAATCAGGATTTTCAGGCACAGTATTCCTTATTGGAAGTTATTGGAAAGTATCAAATATTTCTTATTCAGCGGGCGATACATACGACTTCACAGTAGGCTGTGACATTACGTGTAATTAACATAAAAGCAGACCTAATATGTCAATAATAGATTTATAACAAGAAAGCAAAGTAATGAGTTTGTCAGTTGATCCAGACGGAACGATACACCATAGGGCAGCATCAGTAGTAGGGGAGAGGTTGATACTATATTGAAATACTTAATGACAAGGTTAGTACGACACCTTAAAAGGACAAAACAGCATAGAAAAAGCAAGATAAGAGCCTTTTTTTATAAGGCTCTTTTGCTTGCTATTGAAGTGTATGCAATGGCAATGCTAGGTATGTCATATTATCTAGCCTATTTGGGCAGAGATGTAGTCTTGGAAGACCTATCAAAGACATTGGTCAAAACGATAATATATCCATTTTTGGCATACACAATAAACAGAACGCTAGAAAACCTAGCGGAACACAACATAACACAGTTTCACAAACCATTAAGTGAAACGCCTATTGAAGAAAGCGAGGAAGCAGACGGATGAACACAGAAATGATAACAAAGTTAACAGAAGCCATTGTAACGGTAGTAGTAGTGCTGATAACAGCCTATGTGATTCCTTGGCTAAAAGGAAAGATAGGCGAAGATAAGTACAATCAGATACTTATATTTGCGGAAACGTGCGTAAGGTCGGCAGAGAAAATCTACACCCCGGAAGAATGGGCGCAGAAGAAAAGATATGCCGTTGAAATGGTGCAGAAAAAAGCGGAAGAGTTAGGGATAACCATTACATCAGAAGAGATCAACGCAATTATCGAGGGTGCAGTACAAGCTGTAAAGGGGTAACAATATGAGAAGCAGACAGGCAATAGTCAATGTAATGCTATCGTGGTTGGGTTGTAAAGAGGGCGATTCTACCCATAGACGCATTATAGACATATACAATTCACATAAGCCGTTGGCAAGAGGTTACAAGGTCAAGTACACAGACGCTTGGTGTGCAACAACGGTAAGTGCGGCGGCGATTATGTGCGGCTATACCGACATTATCCCTACCGAGTGTTCTTGTCAGAAGATGATAGAACTGTTCAAGACTAAAGGTATATGGGTAGAGAACGATGCTTATGTACCCAAACCCGGCGATATTATCTTTTACGATTGGCAGGATTCGGGAGTTGGCGATAATGTAGGCGTATCGGATCATGTAGGCGTAGTCGAAAAGCGCGAGGGCAACATCATAGTCGTTGTCGAGGGTAACAAGAAAGACGGAGTTGAAAGACGCAGTATTCAGGTCAACGGCAAGTACATCAGGGGATTCGGTGTACCGAAGTATGATGATAACGCACCCGTAAATACACCTTCAAAGCACGAAAAATACGGCATAGACATATCCGCTAATCAGGGTATTGTTGATTTTAACAAGGTTAAGCAAAGCGGTATAGATTTTGTTATTTTGAGATCAACAACAAAGAACGGTCAGCCGGATGTAAGGTTTGAGGAATACTATAAGGGTGCGACAAACGCAGGACTACCCGTATCGGTTTATAAGTATTCCTATGCAAAGTCGGTAGCAGAAGCGCAGAAAGAAGCTGAAAGTGTTATTAAATTGCTTAATGGTCGCAAATGCGAGGAAATATGGCTTGACATGGAAGATAAAAGCCAAATACCGCTTGGCAAAGACGGTATAGCACTTATCATAACAGCATTTCTTACAACGTGCGTAAAGGCAGGATATGACGTAGGTATTTACTGCAATCTGAATTGGTATAAGAACTATATCAAGGATGACATCAAAATGATATGTCGCTTCTGGATAGCACGTTATGGAAAGAATACAGGACAAATGGATGTTTCCACAAAGCCTGATGTTAAAGGTATGGTAATGTGGCAATACACATCCAAAGGAAGCGTGGGCGGCATAAGCGGAAACGTGGATATGGATATTAAAAATTAGTTGACGTTAGTAACTTTTATTTAGTAAGATAAATGTGTAAAGGTGACGAGAGAAAATCTCGTCTTTTTTTGTGCAAAAAGAGAGGATAAAGATATGGCAAAAGCAACTCATAGAACCGTAATAGACGGTCAGGTTTATAACGTAGGTGATGATTTACCCGAATACGGATCGCTTAAAATTGTCGCTAGATTAGACGGCATAGTAGAGATAGAAGGTAACTCATCAGATATCGCAAAACTCCCGACATGGGTAAAACAGGGTTCACAGGCATATTTTGTTGATACACAGGCATTATACAAGTTTGATGAAGCCAACAAGACGTGGGTAGAACAGTAAGGGGGGTATCTATGGACAAGGTTAGTTTATCTACATTAGCTTTAGCCAAAGCCTACACCGATTCACAAGGCGGTGGCGGTGGCGGTACGAGCAATTACAATAGTTTGACTCATAAGCCACAGATCAACAGCATTGAAGTGACGGGCAACAAGACACTTGAAGCATATGGAATGGGTGCATTAGGCGGTAAGAACAGTGCGTCAGGAGCATTTACGCCTAGTGGAAGCGTGGTAATCACTGATAGCAAGAGTACGGTCAACTCGATAACAGACGTAGGCACATTGCCTAGTATGACAGTTGACGGTGAAAAACTTATCTTTAGCGCAGGAACATTGCCGACAAAAGGCAGTGACGTATCAGTGTTAACAGGCGCAACGGCAACATTTACGGGAACAGAAGATACAGTAACGGTATCGTAATAGAAAGGAGAAAACATGGCTGATATAAGCGTAATAAGCCCGGATGGTGGCGCAACCGAATTAAACATAAAAGATGCCACAGCGAGAACAAATATAGGTAACTTGGCAGACCTTACCACAACAGCAAAGACCAACTTGGTTGCGGCAATAAATGAGGCGGCAGCAGGCGGCGGCGGTGGTGGAACAACAGACTATAACGCATTGTCGAATAAGCCACAGATAAACGGCATAACACTGACGGGAAACAAGTCATTTAGTGACCTTGGACTTGCAACAGTATCATCAAGCGGATCGTATAATGATTTAGATGATAAGCCGACAATCCCTACGGTATCAGTATCGCATAGTGGAACAGCGTCAAGCACTACGGCAAGAAAACAGCAGATAACGGTAAACAATGTTGCATATGATGTAGACGG